TGTATCTAATAGTGTAGTGATTTGAGTAGTGTAGGGATAGAACGAACCCTCCAATGGGTTCGTTTCAGTATCAACCTTTCACTTCTAAACTTTCTACTCATTTATTTGGTAATTTCAGTAACTTTTCGTATCTTAGCAGTAATTAAACACTTAAACCAATAATATGGAGCAAATCACAAGTAGAGAAGTACAACTCCAAAAAATGTACATGGAACTAAATAAAGACCAATTTGATAAGTTATGTTCAGCAACTGAAAAGAAACTTACAGGTATTCAAAACGATTTCGTAGAAGCAGTTCTAAGTACTTGCAGTGATGCAAGGAAGATTACCTTCAAACAATTCAAAGTACTTTACAACTTTTGTACAGGTGAGATACCTGAGTATAGAGATTTCAATTAGTGTATACTATGGTAAACAACTTACTACCTAAACACCTTTCTACTAAAATGGATTTGGAGTTATCACCTCAGCAACAAGTATTCATTCAAAACTATTTAACCACTCATAGAGATGAATTGGGTAGTTGGGAAAGAGATTTCTTACTTGTACTTTTTAATTGAACACACTTTTCAGAGCAACAAAGGGATACTTTAGAAAAAATAATTAAAAATAAGTAGTGATTTCTTGACTACTTTTTGGAGTTCGATTGTTATAGCTATATACAATTTACAAAACACAAAACACAAATTATGAAAAAAACACATTATGTATACGAACTATACAATTTAACAGGTACCATAGAATATGTTGGTGAAACTCAAAATCCTAAAAGAAGATTCAATCAACACACTAGAACTAATCCAATAAGTACTTCAGGTAAAAAATATACTGGAGTAGGTAAGTTTTACAAAAGAAATGATATCTTTATGCATATAGCAAAAGAGTTTGATACTAAACGAAAGGCGTTTAACTTCCAATGTATGTTACAAGCAGTATATGGTTTAGAAACTGATAAAGAAATACAACTTCGTAATAGTAAGTTTATTGCAAATGAAGTAACTCCTGTAATTTCTAAAAACATAAAGACAGGTGAGGAAACTCATTGGGAATCAATGAATGATTGTGCTAGAGGAATGGGAATATCAGCAGGTGAAATATGGCATGTAATACATTCAACTCGTCATAGAAAAACAGCAAGAGGACATATTTTTAGATACGCATAATACTTATAGTCATAAATTATATTTGCCGATATATTTGTGTAGTGTGATGTTAGAGGGATAGTTATTTTTGAATTATCCCTCTTTTTTTTACGTTTTTCCAAACTCCTTGTACTTATTAGTATAACAATACACAAACATATGGCACATTACGAATTATCAAACGGAGAAATCGCAAAACAAATTATCGGTTTCGATGATTATTACATTACTGAATCAGGTGGTATATACTCTACAAGATGGAGATATAAGTTCAAAGACCTTTTAGAACTACCCAAAGACCTGAGACGGGTTAAAACTTCTAAAGTAACCTCGCGTAGATATGAATACGCAAACATCTATTCCAATGAAGGTTCACGTGCATCACTAAGAGTTCATCGTATAGTCTATCAGTATTTTAATACTAAGGGTGAATGTCTAATGGAAGGTTTCATTATTGACCACATAGATAACGATAGAACTAATAATCACATTAGTAACCTACAACAAATTACTCAACAAGAGAACACTTTCAAATGGCATCATCATGATAAAAAAGACTAAATGTATCTTTCCCTTCGGCAGTTGGTTAGAATCCCTAATCAACGTTGTAACCTTTGGATGGGGAAAAGAACTAGCTCATTGGATTGCTTGGACATTCTTCCACACACATGATTGTGGATGTCAACGTAGAAAAGATAAATTAAACAAACTATTCAATTGTGAAGATATCACAACTTTCAAAATAAACTAAATACAAATATGGCACAAATCTTAACACCGGTATCCGGTTCACAAAACTCAATTCTAAATACTGATGGTTCAATAAACACACCACCACCTATTAACCCAGCAGGATATTACTTTATCGATTGGAGTAAGTTAAATAAGGTAGAGGATTTAATACTATTGCTTTCCGCAGTTGGATTTAATTTCAATCCTTCTCACCCCTCGTTTGAAACTATAAAGGGTTTCTTAGACCTAAACCATCCAATCATTCCACAAGGACAACCTGTTGGTGAGAAAGTAGATATCAAATTACCTAAAATAAAAAAAGTATAAGATGGATATCTATTCACCACTTACCGAAGGAGAATATAGGGAGTTATTCCCAATAGCAGATGCGATAATCCAATCAAATGGATTTCCGTATGGTTCATCAAATGGGGAAGTAAATCAAAGAAGGATTATATGGCATTACTACAAACGAATAAATCCTCAGGGTGGAAATGAACCCTGTGCATGTGGTTCTACACAAAAATATTGGCAAGAAGCAATGAATGCTATAAGAAGTTACATCTTATTAGTTGATGAAAGGGCAGGTACAATAAATAGTTATGTTGAACCACAACCTTACAAACGAAATTGGGAACAACAACCATTTACTCTTAATGATTTTTTACAATATGTGGAAATGAAAGAGGATGATAATGGTAGTGTAGATAGAGAAGCAGATAGTTTATCAGGAATAACTCAAGAAGAAATTGGTGAGTATTATGCAAAGAAAGATGCGTATTTGAAAGAAAGATACGAATCACTTACTCCAGATGAAATAATAGATATCGTTATGTATTTACAAGGTAACTAATTTATAAAAAGGAGAAATCATCTACCGAAAACACGAACATTACCGAATAGTTACACCACCTACATCTATGAGTTTAGATGAGGAATGTAATTGGAGGGTGGAAAACCTCTACAAAGAATCCCACATTTGGTTATTACAGGTTGCAACCAATACCACAAAGAATGCAGAATCTGCTATGGATATGGTAAGTGATTTGTATGTGTATCTAATCAAAAATAAAAAAAGTTCCATCTTTTGGGGTGTAAGTTATAATCTCATCTATTGTATGAGGTATATCCAATCTCGTTGGATATCCAAAAGAGAAAAGAATCAAAGGTATAAACTCTACGAAAGTATGAGTAGTTATGATAGACCTGATGAAGAATACGATATAGATAAGGATATAGAAATCCAAATAGCATATGATTCGGTGATGGATGAAATACAAAACCTTAAAAAGACTCGTTCATTTGCACAAGCACACCTGTATGAAATGTATTGGTGTAGTGATGATAAGATGATGGATGTAGCAAATAAGATTGGTATCAGTAAGAGTACTACCTTTAATGCAATCTCAAAAATTAAAAACCATATGAAATCAGTAATCCCTAATCCCTTCAAAGATGAGTAGTGAATGGAAAAGAACTTCTAAATCAGGCAGAGTATATTATACTAAGAGAAAGGAGTATATACCAATTGAAAGGTCAAAGGACATGAAACCCTTTATGCATTCTAAAACTGACCCATACTATCTTGCGTATTTCGAAAGAAAACAAAAGATAAGAAGTGAGTATCCCTTTTGGTATAAGATGACTCAGGAGGAATGGAGAGAATACTATGAGAGAGTATACCGATTAATGCAAACCGATGAAGATTATATTCATTGGATAAAGGTAATCAACGCAACTGAAAGACAGAAGATTAACTGGAATATCTTAGATAAAAAAATACAAAGACAAAAGGATTACCCAAATGGATTCTCACATGATGAATAGTAAACTTAAAAGAGTCATACTAAATGCCATTTATAAAGGAATTAAAGACCCAATCGTTATTCTATTCCTTATTTACCTGACCGGATTAGGTTTTTTATTCCTAATCGCCTTAAGATAAGAATATATAAAAATATATTTATATACACCATCGAATACTTCCGTGCACAGTGCCGTTAAAGATATATACATTAAAATAATGGTACAAAATGGGTAAGTTTGAAAAAGGTCATAAATTAGCAAAGGGAAGACCGCCTGGTTCAATGAATCGTTCAACGGAGATGATGAAGGTTTCCATCGCAAGGGCAACTAACAAAGTGTTAGATGATTTACCTGCGATAATGGAAAAGATGATGAAAGATAATCCTAAAGATGCAGTAGATGTTGCACTAAAGTTATTAGAGTTTCACTTACCTAAATTATCCCGTATGGAAATGAAAGCACAGATAGAACAAAAGATACAACAAATCTCAATCAATATATTAGATGGAACTCAACATACGAACGAGTAAGACATATAAGGATATAGATAAGTCCAGAAAGATTTGTATACTTCAAGGTGGTACGCGCTCGAGCAAATCATTTTCTGCAATTCAATGGTTAATAGTTAAATCCCTAATAGAACCCAATGCAATCATCTCAGTTGTAAGAAAATCCTTCCCTTCAATGAGAGTATCCATAATGAGAGACTTCATTACTATAATGAAGGATTTAGGTATCTGGAATGAAACGGAATGGTCAGCAACAGAGCACATATATACATTTGAGAATGGGAGTATGATAGAGTTTATGTCTATCGATAATGCCGAGAAAAGAAAAGGAAGTAGTAGAGACTATTTGTTTATTGACGAGTGCAATGAGTTAAGTAGAGAGGACTACTTCCAACTCTTTATTCGTACGCGGATTAAAACCATCATCGCATATAACCCGTCCTTTGGAACTAATCATTATATCTTCAATGAGGTTCACACACACCCACAAAGTGATTTGTACATATCTACATTCAAAGATAATCCTTTTTTGGAACAATCCATTGTCGAGGAGATAGAACGTCTTAAAGAGGTTAATCCTGAATACTACAAGATATATGGTTTAGGATTACCTGGCAATAATGTTGGTACTATCTTTAGTATCAATGTTATAGATGAGATACCAGAACAGGCTGAGTTCATTGCATTTGGAATGGACTTTGGTTTTAGTATAGACCCAACTACCATAATGGCAGTTTACAAATGGGATACCAATCTTTACATCGATGAGTTATTGTATAGTAAAGGATTAGTGACAGGAGAGATAGTAAAAGTACTAATAGATTTAGAAGTAGAACGTAATGAGATATGGGCAGATAGTGCAGAGGGAAGATTGATTGAAGAAATATATCGAAGTGGTTTCAATATAAAGGGGGTTCGTAAGGGAAAGGATAGTGTGCGTATGGGTATTGATATCATGCAAACCTATAAGTTACACGTCACTAAGAGTTCAAAGAATACTATACAAGAGTTTAGTGAGTATGTGTGGATGGTAGATAAGAATGGAAACTTTGAGAATGTTCCAGTAGATTATAGTAATCATACAATAGATGCAATAAGGTATGTATGTATGGAAAGATTAAACGTAAGAAAAATTAAAGCAGGTAACTATGCAATATCAATTAGATAGTGAATTAAAGTATACCGATGATGATATACGTCAGTTAAGAGAGGCAGTAAATCATTTGTTAGAACTAAATGAGGAACTAAACGCAAAGATGATAGCAATGAACGCGTATGTAAAGAATGGTGATGCAAAGAATAAGGCAGCAGTTACATACATCAAACAATTAGAATGGGCAATTCAAAATTACACAAAAGGAAACGAATAATATGAAAGAAACATTAGAAATCACCATCCCTACAAGTTGGGGAGATATAACCCTTCGTAAATGGTTAGAGTTACAAACGGATTTAGAATCGTATAAGGATAACGAAGAAGCACAAACTGCATCTCTATTCTGGCATCTATGTGGTATCCCAGCAGATAAGACAAGGTTATTACCTAAGTCATCCTATACTCATATCAAAGGAAAATTAGATAGTATACCAACCCCTAATAGTTTAGAACTACAAAGGTTAGTAACTATCGGTGGAGTAGAATATGGATTTGAACCGAACTTAGGAGAGATAGCGTATGGTGCATATGCTGATTTAACTCAGTATGAGAGTGCAGGTATAGATAAGAATTGGGGTAAGATAATGAGTATCCTATACCGACCTGTAACTAAGAAGGTAGGTGATATGTATTCAATCGAAACATATAGTGGAGTTGCAGATGATACCATATGGTTAGATACCACAATGGATATCCATTACGGAGCGATGTTTTTTTTTCTACATACCTCAATGGACTTGTACAAAGATACCCTGAACTCTATGACCAATCGGGAGGAGATTCCTCACAGTATCAGGCGAATTTTGGCAGAAAGTGGAAAGCATATACTTCAATTTACGAACTCGCAGATGGCGATGTTGAAAAAATAGATAGGATAGTTCAACAACCCTTAGAAAAGTGTTTGTTGTTTCTTTCGTATCGGGCAGATAAATCTCTATTAGAAAGTTTAGTACATAAGGAAGCTATGAAAAGGGTGAGTTAATCAACAACTTATTCGGTTTCCGCCGTTAAATATAATAAAGAAGCCGTATGAATAAGAAATGGAGTAACTCATCAAATGGACTATTAAGGTATTCAGTCAATAGAATGAATAACTCAGGTCTTTATTTTGGTCCTACTCAAGGCCTTTCATCACCAAAGAACTCACAAAGAGGATGTTTATGTCCACATAGTGATGAGTATCTTAGAGAGTGTTGCGATGGTTCATTACAGGCACAAGGTGTTGGTGTAATACAAGGAACAAGAATCAATGTATATACTTCAACTGGTTTCTCAAACGGATTCTCATTAGGATTTAAGAGATTTATAAACGAATAATAAAATAAGAAGATATGCCGATTTTAACAAAAGCACAATTAGAAGCCCTAAATCAGGCATCGTTTCCAGACCAATCAACGGAAGCGATTACCCCTGCTATACTTCGTACATATAACACTTCAACGATAGATACGTTGGTAGATAGTTTAGATACGGGTAGTTTTGCTACTTCAGCAATAACTGGTAGTAGTTTAGTAACTGCATCATTTAATAATAGTACACGAGATTTAACTTTCACAAAGGGTAATGCAACTCAATTTAGTGTTAATATTCCAGATGTAAGTGGTAGTACTCTACCATCAGGTGTAGTATCGGGTTCTGCTCAAATAACCGCATTAGGATTTGTAAGTTCATCGGTAACGGGTAGTTCAATGGTGACTGGTAGTATATCAGGTAATACCATAACGTTTACCAAAGGAGATTCATCTACATTTAATATAGTGATACCAGCTGCATCAGGAAGTGTATTTAATACCGGTAGTTTTGCAACCACTGGTAGTAACGTATTTGTAGGTGACCAAACTATACAAAGTGATGGTGATAAGAATGGTATATTCTTTATATCAGGTAGTCAGTTCTTTGTAGGACAAGACCAAGTAGGTAGATTTGTAATCTCATCATCTAATCAAAGTAGATGGATGGAATTAAATAATGATAATGGATATGCAGAGATATACGCACAGAATACTAATTTTAATAATACAGTTTCCCTACGTGGTAGAACTGAAGCAAGAGGAATATTTCAACAAAGTGGATATCCAGTTCAAATTGATGGAACTTTATCAGCATCACTACAAGCAGGTTATGCATTTGTAGGTGGAGCGGATGGGTATTCAAAACAAGTACCAACATCATCTTTCGCAGGAGCAGTACCGGTAGGAACTGCAACGACAGGAAGTAATGCATTCTTTGGTAATCAATCAATAAGTGGTAGTTTAGTAGTAAGTGGTAGTGAAATCATTACTGGAACTCTAACTGCATCTTTACAAGAAGGATATGCGTGGGTAGGAGGAGTAGGTAATGTATCTAAATTGGTTGCAACATCATCATTTGGTGGTGGTAGTACAATAAACACAGGTAGTTTCGCAACTACTGGAAGTAATACATTTACAGGTAATCAAACTATTAATGGTTCAATATCTGCATTAAATGGTATTGCAGCAATGGTAAATCAAGGTAACGATGTACAACAACCAATCTTTGTTAATAACTTAGGTGGTGTTCAACCATATCCAGGATTTTCTATTAAGATAGATAGTGAAAAGAACCCTGGCAACATTTATTCCTATATGGCGATAGATGATTTAGCTAGTGGTAGTGGTGCAAGTGATAATAATGGTGGATTCTCAGTACAATCATTCTCACCTTATGGTACTGGTTTAGCAACATCACTTTATGGTGGTGGTATTGGCAATGGTGCAGATAATACAATCATTGCATCATATGCTGGTAAGAACTACATAACCAAAGATACAACTATAACAGGTAGTGTTAAAATAACATCTACATTAACTGCATCTTTACAAAGTGGATATGTTTGGGCAGGAGGAGCAGGTAACGTATCTACATTAGTAGCAACATCATCTTTCGGTGGTGGAGGTTCAATTGCCACAGGTAGTTTTGCAACAACGGGGTCGAACTTCTTTGCCGGCGTACAAGCAATTAACTATACTCAAACAGTTTCATCGGGTGAGGTTTATCTATTAGGTGATTCAGGTAGTTTGGTAATCGGTAATAGTACTGCTACACCAACCTATGCTGCACTCGCACATTTGAGTTCATCTCAAACAAACGGTAATACGAATTTAATATTCAAATCGAATAGTAGCACAGGTGATACAATCATCTCAGGTAGTGGTAACATATTTACCAACCCTACAACACCAACAACTGGATATACAAGATACATAGGTGGTAGTAATAACCTTTACTTAAATAGTACCAATGGTATAAACTCACAAATAACCCAATCGGCAGCAAGTGTAAGTGGTCTTAGACCTACGATGAATAATAATATATTCAACGGAACAGGTAATTTTAGTATTAACCAAGCACCAAACACTGGAACACATACCTATTCACAAAATATAATAACTGGAACAAGTAGTACAACAATAAATGCATTAGGATTTACAGGCTCATTAGGCTTTAGTGGTAACTTTAATAATAATGGAACTATTACAATTAATGCTGCTTCTGCTTCCGTTGCTCAAATAGCTACGGGTATAAGTGGTAGTGGGACTGTGGATGTAAATTACAACTATATAGCAAATGGCTCTTTAATACATACCTCACCTCGTTTGGCAGGTTTTAGTGGACAAAGTAGTAATAATAACATAATCGCAGGTGGTACTCTTTTCATCAATAATATATCGTCATCAGCCGCAGTAAATGCTACTGGTAATATTACAAATGGTGCAATAACTTATACCAATGCATCTGCTACAGCAATTCATACAGCAAATGGTTCAATCAATTCATCACAAGGTGCATTTACTGTAAATGCAATAGGTTCAGCAGTTGGAATTGCTAATTCCCTTTCATTAGGTGGAATAACAATAAACAATAATGCCTTTACAGGTTCGGCGGGTGTTGGATTAACGAGTGCTAATAGAAATCTATATCAAGGGCAAGGACACACTTTAACGGTTACTGGCTCTACACAAGCCGGTGCAGCATCCGCTAATTTTAGTGATAATGCTATATTAGGTAGGTCTATTACGGTATTCTCAAACCAAACAGATTCAGGTGTATATAATTCATTAAATGGAATTGTAATAGGTGGACAAAATCTAATCGTATCAGCATCTAATAGTTTCTCATTAACAGAAGGTGGTGGTGCCCATTTCGGTAGATATAACGTAAATGATGGTAGAAGAAATAAGACAGGTGAAATAGTATTCTCCGTTGGAACAGGAACATCAATTGAAAGAAAGACCGGTTTCTTAATAGATTCAGGAAGTAATACCTTTGTAGAAGGAACATTATCAGTAAATGGTAATACCGCATTCACAGGTAGTGTAAAGATAATTGGTGCTACTACAATATCAGGCAGTCTTATTCAATCAGGTGCCGTAAGTATACAAGGTGAAACTACATTTGTAAATAAAAACGGAAATAATACAAATATTATTTTAGGTCAATTTGCAATGAGTGACATAACCGGTAGTATTGAAAAAAGTGTTGCTATTGGTCAAGGTGCAATGAGATACGCTAGTGGCTCGTCATTAGATAGTATCGCTATAGGTTTTAATACATTACCGGTCACAACGGGTGTTAATAACTTTGCATTAGGTTCTCAAGCATTAGCAGAGAATACATCAGGTGGTCAAAATACAGCCATTGGAACAGGTGCATTAAATAAAAATACTATCGGTATAAAAAATACTGCAATTGGTGATGGTGCTGGATTTGCTAATGTGTCAGGTAGTAATAATACTTACATCGGACCATCAGCAGGTAATAATATCTTTGGAGGTAATAATTTATTATTAGGTGGGTATCAAGGTGTAGGAGAAATAGTAAATAATAACATTATCCTTTCAACCGGTGGTGGTAGTATTAAAGCACAATATAATGAAACTGCATGGTTGATGAAGGCACCTGTTAACTTTACAACGGGTTCTAACCAACAAGCAGGAACTGCGGTATTAGATGGTGCAAACCCTGGCACTGTGACCGTGAGTAATAGTTTAGTAACTGCTAACTCAATCATAATGTTGACTAAACAAACTCTAACTAACGCACACATGGTTGCAGTTAGTTCAAAAGGTGCAGGAACATTCACTATTACCTCAAACGGAAATGGTGATACAGACACAGTTGGTTGGTTTATTATCAACAACTCATAGAAAATAATTTCAAATTAGGTGGTAAAAAATGGACAAATAAAATTACCGCCGTTAAATATATAAAATAACAAAGATTATGAACGTAAAAACAGTATTAAGCAAAATAGCTAACTTACTTTCAACTGAGGAAGTTAACTTAACTTACGCAAAGTTAAAAGATGGAACTGTCGTTGAATCTCCTACATTTGATGTGGGTGAAGACTTATTCGTTGTTAGCGAAGATGGAACTAAAACACCAGCACCAGATGGTACTCATGAGTTATCTCTAAAGGACACTGAAGGTAATGATGTTTTAATTAAAGTAATCGCTAAGGATGGTAAAATAGTTGAAAGAGAAAACGTAGAGTTAGAAGAAATCGTTAAAGCAGAACCAATGCCGGGTGATGAACCTACTGAATTAGAGGAAACTCCAGTTGAGGAAGTTGTAAGTCCAGTTGATGATGCATCGATTGAAATGGGTAAGGTAATCGAAACTCTTGCATATAGAATACAAGAATTAGAAAAGAGAATGGATAAGATGGCTGAGATTTCAATTGAAGTAGAACCTGAGGAAGAAGACCTTCCTAAATTAGATGGTGCACCAGTTGAACCTAAGACAATGTTATCTGCTTCAAAAGTAAACTTCGGTAAAAAAGTAACTTCAACACACGAAAGAGTATTGGAGAGAATGTACAATATACAAAAATAATTCAAATTAAAAAAAAAGAATATGAACAAATTACAAAAATTCGCAGAACCTACAATTACTTCAACCTACGCAGGTGAGTTTGCAGGTCAATATATTGCGGCAGCCTTGTTATCTGCTAAAACACTAGACAACAAATTAATTACGATTCACCCAAATGTGAAATATCGTGAAATATTACAGAAGGTTGCAACTGAAGGTATCGTACAAGATGCTAGTTGTGATTTCGTAACAAGCGGTTCAGTTACTTTAACTGAAAGAATCTTAGAACCAAAAGAATTACAAGTTAACTTATCTTTATGTAAGCAAAACTTCGTACAAAGTTGGGAGGCATTACAATTAGGATATAGTGCATTTGATACTATTCCAGCATCAGTAACTGATTTTATTATCAGTCAAGTTTCTGCAACAGTTGCACAAGCTACTGAACAATCTATTTGGGCAGGAACTGCTACAAATGGTTCATTCCCTGGTTTCCAAACTCTATTCTCTGCTTCAATCGCAGCAGGTGGTGCAACAGCAGTATTACCAGCAAGAACTGGTTCAGCAATTGATTCAGGTTCAATTACTTCTGCAAACGTAATCAACAAATTAGGTAATGTTTATGACACTATCCCTAACGCTGTTTATGGTAAAGAAGATTTAGTTATCTATGTAGGTAACCAAGTTGCTAAAGCATATCAAACTGCTTTAGGTGGTAATGCAAACCAATCAGGTTTCAATACACAAATGAACGTTGGTGAAAAACCATTCAACTTCCAGGGTATTGAGATTGTATTGTGTCCAGGTATGGCAGCAAACAAAATCGTAGCAGCACAAAAATCAAACTTACACTTCGGTACTGGTTTGTTAAGTGACTACAATGAAGTTCGCGTAATAGATATGGCACCGATTGATGCATCTCAAAATTACAGAGTAGCAATGAGATTTACATCAGGTGTAAACTTCGGTATCGGTCAAGACATCGTATACTACGGAGCATACTAAAAACAAAGTTAGGAAACTAACTTTTAAGATAGAATAGAAATGGAGGAGAGTAAAAAACTCCTCCACACTATTCAACTAAAACAAAAATATAAATAAATTAAATAGGAATCATTATGGCATGTATCATATCCAAAGGAAGAAATGAAGTTTGCAAGGAGTCAGTAGGTGGACTTTTAGGAGTTTACTTTATTAACTACACAACATCTTCATTTACCACAGGTGCAAGTG